CTGGCGGTATGCTTCGTTTACGCGGCACCGCTACCATCCGCGCAACTGGGAATAGGACATGTGTTAACCACCCGACACAATTCCCTCCCCTGGAATAGACGTGATGATCTAAACCGGGGCTCCCATATCCGTGAGCTACTGTTGAACAGTGGCTACGCTAATGGGCTCATTTCCTGCAGGACCTTCATATACCAAACCCAACTACTCTACTACATCAGCACCTTCTCCGGAATATATTTTCCCTACAGCGACTTTAAGGCGTTAGAGATCTGGATGTATATCAGTATGGTCTTTGAATGGCTTTACGACACGCTCTCTTAGGAGGACAGTTCGTGCCATATCTTTGCGCCTTTGATTACTGATAAGTGCATCTAAAGGAATTCTCTATGTGCGTGACCATGTTTGTGGCCCACTGCGCATGATTGTATAGAACTCCTTGTTCTAACCCTTATACTTACGACCTTCGATCCCTACAAATCCGTTCCGGAACTTGTAACAGTTCTTACGAATATTTTTGTTGTGAACCGCGAATACAGACGTTTCATCTTCCACCCTTAGATGCATTTTTTATGTGAGCACCTTTTTAGCTCCCTAGATAACCTCCAAGGGTTCGATTTCTTCGCCGTATTCATCTTCCAGATCCTCGATCTGAGGGACCCACAATTTGAGTTGGTCCTGGTCGTCTTTATTGTCCATAGTTCGTAACCCTTGTCCGAATTTTTGTATCTCGATATGATCAAGAATGAGGGCGGTGTCACTATCGACAAATCGCTGTGTCCGGCATGGTTTTTCCCTGCGACAGTTCAAGCATTTACCACATCTAAGTTTCAGGTCAAAGTGACGTGAATATCGTGGCATGTCGACTATGTCTTCATCACCTGGTGTGAAGGAGACAAACTTCTTTTTGAAGTTCGCGATCATATGATCGGGATAGTCCGAAATGCAATTGAACCATTCATCAGTAACAACTTGCGGATGAATGCAACACATTAAGCGCGAATTGAAGCGGAATAGATCCTAAGCTTCAGTTTGAATGAAATCGCGATAATGTTAGCAGGTTCGTTAATAGACCGTGCCGTCGATCCTACATAATTGGTTCTCCCCAAATTTACGAGGGTAGTGTTTCTTCGAGTTAGTAAACCGAATGAGTGGAGGGAAGTCTTTTTAAAGACTCTCCATCTCTTGTTTCTAACGGACACCGTATAACTACTAAAGAAGCTGTGTGATAGGCTTCTTAGAAATTACCCACGGATTAGAAGAACGTTCTCTAACCTACTGAAGACAAGAAACTTGTTCTTTCGGTTTGAGACTACTCAATCGTGCTCTCCCTTTGTAAGGGAACGGTAGGCCAGGTCCACCGAACTCACGAGGCATCCAAGGTGTGATGCCTTTCTTGAAGAAGTAGTCATATGAATCGTAGAAGATTCGTGTTAACAGACTACGGTGAGTTCTTGACTTAGCCAACCCAGAAGAGCATAGAGCGGGACCAATTTTATACCACCAAAGGTCATCTCCAAAACTAGCGTGATGAAGAATTCCCTTAATGGGAAGATAATCAACAATGTTACTCTTTTTCCAGAATGTTCTGGTCTTGCGAGTCCCTTAGATTTGGGCGTACGCCAGGTCCGCATGGACGGGCTGTATACGAACGGTTGTTACCTTCGGATGTGAGACAGCAAGCATGATCTCCGTGTAAACGATTCGATCCGCTGAGCAGAAATGCTTCCCTTTCGAGGGGAGTCCGTTTGAGCGAACTACAATTGAATTGTAAGCATCAATGGTGCGCTGTTTCCAATGACCTCCAAGGTCATCACCACAGATGACGGTTGTCTTAAGTGAAAGCTTCTTATTTACACCAGACTCCTCGAAAGCGAGGTCGGTCCAGAATAATTGCATTAGGTTTAATGTAACCCAGGTAAGAGGCAATCCCATAAGTATACCACAGGTGGACACGTAGGGGTCTATTCCCAATTCCGGTGGATAGACCATCCATTGGGGCCCGAGACAATACACAACGCATTCCCAATCCTCTTCAGTAAGCAATCCCGCTTATTTGAACCCAGACCACAAGGCTAAGGCTAGCTCATGTGGAATACGATCTGAGGCTGCCGTAAGGTCGGCAGAGAGGAATCGGTTATTCGCGTCACCGATCTCTAATCCTTTTAAGGCTTTGAGTCTATTCCCTTTAAGGGTATCTCTTAGCCGTGGGTCGCCGAGCAAGTAATCAAAGACTTTCTGTCTGATTGGTTCGGCTCGTGCGATTAAACCCGGATGTGATTTAGAGACGGAACGAGATTTATAACCCCTAGTCGGGATGTCGACAAACACGTTGATTGGCAAACCAAGGACGCAACCGTCAGGATCTCGAATGTTCCTGATTCGGTTAATTGTTTTTTAGGCGTCTATGTTTCCTTCTCCACCGTGCGGCTGGATAGATTTTCCAAGAGCAAGGAAGTTCTTGAAATCTTGATAAGCCACTTCGACCTCGTTATCGTGACCGCGAAGCAGTCGGTCGTTCTCGGGACAACTCTGTAAAGCTGAGATATAGGCGGACATTCCACCGATCTCCCCTCGCCTCTAGAACAGAAGGTTTGCACCCTCTGTTAAATTGACGCGGCTTGACCGTGCTTTCTTGAAACTGCGAGTGGCGATTGGAAGGCGAGCCTATCCATGAGACCATTCTCGAGCTTTATCCACCATATATTAGAGTTGTCTAGCTCCAACAAGCGTGTTGATATTCGAAGAAGTGTGGCGTATATCGCCCTTGTGTTCGGCCTCTAACGGAGTAAGTCTCTTCTCCCTGATTTAACAGGAGAAGAACTTCTGATCGTTCAAGCTAACCGGAACCGACTCGTGCCTATCTAATGGCAATGGAGGTTCTTCCAACAGACTGGTTGACAAGGCCAGCTTTGGGAAATCTCCGTCTGAGAGTCGGGATTCACGATCACCGTGTACGAGAGGCATAAAGGACAATGTACGGGCATGTTTTGCAGCAGCGAGTGCAATACTGGACTATTAAGGTCCGCAAATCATGCTCCAGAATTCGAATGGAACTGGCATGCTCCTACCCAATGACGATAACTGCCCAAACGCGTCGCGCGATTTGAGCTTGTATTGGAACATTAGGGAGGCGTCTGGCAGTATATTTACCAGCAAACCTTGAAGCCATTTCGAGGTCGCTGTTCGATTCTGAACACCTTCAATCGAGTAGAGTCTGAAATTATCACTAGCCGTCTTGAGCGAGCTGACAAATGGAGAGATCTGGCCGGAGGCCACACGATCTAGCACTTTAATGCACACATTGTCTTGCATCGCTGCGATTTTTCTTTTCGCCGACTTAGGATAGATCCCCTTGCGGGAAACAACATTAGAAGCTGTAACTAGTGCAACTTGCACAGCCGACACGAGGAGGCAAAGGGAACCGAGTTCCTTCTTGAGACCTTGCACCAAAGCAACGATCTCCTTTGCCTAACACGATTCTATCAATTAAG